ATTATTTTATACCAGTTCGTGATCCAGCTGCACCTAGTCCAATTGAGACTTTAGCAGGAGCACAAAACTTAGGCGAGATTGCCGATATTGAGTATATTCAAAAGAAACTATTAGCTGCACTTAGAATACCTAAAGCGTTTTTAGGTTTTGAAGAAGTTGTTGGCGACGGTAAAAATCTTGCATTAATGGACATTCGTTTTGCAAGAACAATTAATAGAGTTCAAAAATCTTTAGTTCAAGAATTAAATAAAATAGCATTAATTCACTTATATCTTTTAGGTTTAGAAGACGAATTAGAAAACTTTACATTAGGTTTAACTAATCCATCTTCACAAGCGGATCTATTAAAGATTGAGCAATGGAAAGAAAAGGTGACACTTTACAAAGACGCCACTTCGGATCAATCACAAGTTGGTATTCTACCTGTTTCACATACTTGGGCTAAGAAAAATATCTTGGGTATGAGTGATAATGAAGTTATACTTGATCTTCAGCAACAAAGACTTGAAAGAGCTATGGGGGCTGAATTAACAAATACAGCTAAGATCATCCCAAGATCTGGTGTATTTGATGAGGTAGATTCTAAGTATGGTATACCAGAAGAAGAAAGAGCAAAAGTAGATGCGGCAGCAGCTGAGGGTGGGGATTCTGGAATGGATATGACATCACCACCACCATCAGGGGGCGGCGATTCAGCACCAGCAGAACCATTAAGTGAAAGTAGAAAAATAAAAATGAATAATATTCTAGGAGAAAGTGACGACATTTCAGATTTATTTGATCTAGATAAAGCTAAGAAGAATATTTATGAAATAGAAAATAAATTAAAAGACATATTAAACCAATAAAAATGAGCAAAGTTGGTATCATTAAAACTAAACTGTTAAAGAAGTTGACCGAATCATACGGCAGCAAGAATAAATCTGAAATAAAAGATATTATTAAAACCGTACTTGAGAACAAGAAGTTCAAAGAGATGTATTTGTTTTATGAGGAGATCGAAAACAAATATATTGAGGATAAAGAAACCGCAAAGCTATATATTGAGGGGTTGGAGAATATGGTAAATAGCCAATCAACAATTAGTGAAATTACTGATTTTTGTAAAAAACTAGATAAAAAATTAGGTAATATATCTTCAGATAGTAATGAATTATACGAGTCTTTGGATCAACTATTTTCAAAAGATACATTATCAAATATTGAAAGCAAAGTTGTCGCGAAAAAGAAATTAGTTGAGCATTTAACAAAGAAAAAAGATATTGCAACAAAAGGTAATGAGCCTTTTACTGTTAATGAAAGTCTTCTTTACGGGGTATTGGCAAACAATTTTAATGTTTTATATTCTAATAATTTAAACGAAGAACAAAAGAAAGAATTTAAAGATATTATGTCATTATCAAATGATGAGCTTGTTGTTAAAACAACCGAACTGAAAGAAGGTATCAATAATAAAATTGAAGGTCTTTTAGTAGAATCGAATGACAAAGAAATGAACGAAAAACTTAATAGAGTTAAACAAGAAGTTAACACAAAAGAAGTTTCCAGATTAAATTACTTCAGATTGATAGAATTAAAAAATGGTCTTGATTAATTATCGAGACCATTTTTGATTTTTTGCACATATATCGCTTTGCGAATTTCAGCGCGCCTTTTTACTGATGGTTTGACAAATTCTTGTCTCTCCCTTAACTTTTGAACCTGCTTTATTCTTTGAACTTTATATTTGTAAGTTCTTAAAGCAGACTCAATGTTTTTTTCTTTTTTTAAGTCAATTATAATCATATAAAATAAATATAATACAATTTTTTGGAAAATTAAAAATTTTTAGTTATTATTATACTACACCATAATATAAATAAAATTATGTAAAAAGTTAATGAAAATCGGGAAATATATTCCTCTAGGGGATTATAAAGAAGTAAAAATTGGTTATGGTACTGTAGACTTTAAAAATTTAAAAACCATTTACTTAAAATTAAATGCTTGGGTTGAACCTGAAAACGAAGAATTAGATTTTGACAAAACAATTTCTTTTGCTAGGAAATCTATAAAAGAACTAATAAGAACACACGATTTTAATGGTTATTTTAAAAAAGAAAGTATAGTTGATCTTGATATTAGAACAAAGGGGATAAAAATGAATAAGAGATCTTTTATGAATTTAGAGATCACATTATTTGTTGATAATTTTTTTGATGTAAAATCTCAGAGTATTAAATCAATATTAAAAACCTTTCTTTATTCTTCAATTGAAAAGTGTTTATCTGACAAAAGCTTGTTCAATTTTAGCAAATCTAAGATTTGATTCAAAAATGCTTGTATTTATATGATATATTAATATATCTATAAATGAAAGTATTGGGACCAAATGAAACGGGTAAAGGCATTTTGATTGAATATGATGCTGGTCACATATCACCCGAAGATTATAAAAACAAGAATATTATTACAGAAATGCAGAATAAGGATACCGATCAGGACCTTATTCTGTATGCTGTTTTACAAAAGTTTGATACCCCAAATAAAAATGGTAGAATTTACCCTGAAAATTTATTAAAAAGGGAAAATGAAAAATACCAAACAATTATAAAAAAGGGATCTGCATTAAACGAATTAAATCACCCATCCTCATCTCTAATCGATCTTGATAGAGTTTCTCACACAATTTTAGAAACGTGGTGGGAAGGAAAAACCTTAATGGGTAAAATAAAAATTTTAACATCACCTGGTTGGAAAAAAATGGGTATAGTTAGCTGCAAGGGAGACCAGGCGGCTATGCTAATACTAAATGGGGTTACTCTAGGTATATCATCTAGAGGGGTTGGATCATTAAAACAAATTAAAGGTCAAAATATTGTACAAGACGATTTTGAGTTAGTTTGTTTTGACTTAGTGTCTTCACCATCAACACCTGGTGCATATGTATTCCAAGATATTAATGATAAGGATAAGTTCAACGAAACTGTTGAAGAAAGACCGGTCGTTGAAGATAGGATGAAAAAACTAATGGGTAAACTAGATTCTTTTTTAACAAAATAATAATAAAAACGAGAAAAAATCATTCTTTTCAATATTGAGAAGTAGATTTTTTTGATTATACGCATATTTATATAGTAAATCAAATAAAAAGATGACCGAAAAATCTATTCTAGAACAAGCGTTGCTTCAAGTTAATACACTTGAAGAAGCAGTAAAGCAAAATGCAAAAGGTATACTTTCTTCAGTAATGAAGCAAGAACTAAATGAGTTGCTTAAAGAGTCAGAAGAAGAAGAGGAAGAAGTAGCTGCTGAAGAAGAAGCTATGAATCCTGAAGAAGAGGAATCAAAAGACATGTCAGAACAGCCAGCTTCCGATGAAGAAGAGGAAGATGATGCTGAGGAAGCTGATGATGATGAAATACCCTCGATAAATGATGAACCATCAAAAAATGTTGATGACGAATCTCCAGCAATGGATGATATGCCATCAATGGGCGAGCCAGCTGATGATGATATGCTTGATATGACAGGAGCTTCTGATGAGGAAGTTTTAAAAGTTTTCAAAGCTATGTCTGATGAAGATGGTATAGTTGTTAAAAAAGATGGTAACAACATCGAACTTAAAGATGAGGACGATGAATACATCATTAAATTAGACGAATCCGAAGAAGAGGAAGAAGGTGAAGTTTCTGAAGAAGAAGAAATTGAAATACCTGAAGACTGGAATGAGGAAGAGTCTATTGAAGAAGTTGCAGAAGGTGAGGACGGTAGCGAAGAAACTGTTTACGAAATCGAATTAGATGACGAAGACGTTGAAGATTCTGAAAAAGAATCGGAAATGGCTGAAGAAGATGCTATGGAGGTTGAAGCGACAGAAGCTGCTAGAACCAAATGGAATAAACATGGTGATAAGGGTGGATCTGATAGAGCTGGTTTAAAAAGTAAGAAAGTATTTGCTGCTGGAGCAATCAACGAAGAGGTTGAGAATCTTAAAAAGCAAAATTCTGAATACAAAAAAGCTTTAGTTCTTTTCAAAGAAAAACTTAATGAAGTTGCTGTGTTTAATGCTAATCTTGCTTATGCAACACGTTTATTTACTGAACATTCAACTACAAAACAGGAGAAATTGAATATTTTAAAAAGATTTGATTCAATTTCAACTATAAACGAATCTAAAAATCTATACAATTCTATCAAAGCAGAACTTGAAACTAAAAAACCAGTAACCGAGTCTGTTGTTGAAAAAATTGCAACTACTCCTTCAAGCTCATCTTCACAAGAAATGTTGGCAGAGTCAAAAGCTTATGAAAACCCACAATTCAGAAGAATGAAGGACTTAATGAGTAAGTTAAAATAATAAAATAAAACTAAACAAATAAAATCCAAAAAAATGGGAGCATTATTAGAATCAGGTATGGTTGGTAACATCGGTCTTAAGCACCTTCGTGTTATCAAAGAAGATACTATCAAAAAATGGGAAGACTTAGGATTCCTAGAAGGTCTTGACGGCCATCAAAAAGATAACATCGCGCAGTTATACGAAAACCAAGCGTCTTATTTAATCAACGAAGCAGCAGTTTCTGACTCTTCAGGTTCTTTCGAGACAGTGGTATTCCCAATTATCCGCCGTGTTTTCTCTAAATTATTAGCGAATGACATCGTTTCTGTACAGGCTATGAACTTACCAATCGGTAAATTGTTCTACTTTGTACCTAAAATCCAAGAAAGACAATCTAACGCACACTTAGCACCGTTTGGTATGCCAAGCAACAACGATGCTGCTAGCTTAGGTTATGACACAGGTACTACAAGTGCTAGAAGTCTTTACGATCGTTTCTATGAGTCTTCAGATGCAGCTGATCAAGGTCTATTTGATTATTCAAAAGGATCTTTCACTGTAAGTGAAGTAAACCCTCATGCGTTCGTAACATTCTCTAGTGGTGTTGCTTCTACAAGTGCAACTGCTCTAAGTGGTGCATCTGTATCTAGCGCAATCATCGTTCTTTCTGGTTTCACTAAAGACGGTCAAGGTAAATTAGTAGGTGTAAACGGTAACGCAATGGATACTGAAGAGTTCTTAGCATCTCTACAAGTTGAAATTACTGGTAACACAACTGCTAACAACGGTGTTAAAAACTTTAACATTGTAACTCAAAAATATGGTAAAGGTA